ATCGCACTCCCACAGCCTTACGCGACCTGGTAATACATTCGCTAGTGCAAACGCTTATAGATCCTGAGACTGGGGCAGCACAAAGGATACAAGCCGCAAAGGTACTTGGCACGGTAACGGAAGTAGCGGCATTTACTGACCGGAAAGAAGTAACGACTATCACCAGCTCACAAGATGCGCGTGAGCGCGTGATGCGCGAGCTACGTGTACTCATGAATGGCGATGCAGAAGATGCAACCATGATCGAAGCGGATTCGCTGATGGCCGAACTCCACCCCCCAGTGGGGGCCACAAGCGTGGAAGCGGAGTCCCGCGCAGAATTACATACTGTTCCACTCGAACAAATTCCATCTTTAGACGACCCCACCCCCTCGATTGAGGAAGACCCCCCGGTTGCAGAATGAAACGTTACATTGTAAAAATATTCCACATAATGAAATCGGTATCTTGAAACGTTACAAGATGATTAGAAAAGTTTTGATCAATGATGAGATGCGTATTACGAGAGCGCATATGAGTTATGAAGAATGTTTACTAACAGATATGAGCCCGGCCCAGAAAGAAGTCTTTTTTGTTATAGATGAGTGGTGGAAGAAGTATGGATACAGTCCATCGCTTCGGGACATTGCTTATCACAGGGGAAAGATGGGTCTTGGGAATACGAAGAAGATCGTGGACAAGTTAGTAGAGTTGGGAGTGATAAAGAAACTAGACGGAAAAGGTAGGACGATCAGACCCGTCTACATAAATTTTAGGAACTTGGAATAGTGGATATAGAGAAGCTAGTAGGAGAGTTGCCTCCTAATGAGCAGGAGAAGATTTTATCTTGGGTGTCTACTTATAAAGAGGCGCTTGAGAGGGAGAAGTGTGAACAGAGCTTCCTACCGTTTGTAAAGAAGATGTGGCCGAGCTTTGTACACGGGCGGCATCATGCGGTGATGGCTAAGGCGTTTGAGGACGTAGCTTCTGGGAAAATTAAGAGGCTGGCGATATCCTGTCCTCCTCGGCATACGAAGAGTCAGTTCGGCTCTTTCCTCTTCCCGGCTTGGTTTTTGGGGAAGTTCCCGGATAAGAAAGTAATGCAGTCTTCCAATACGTCCGAACTGGCCGTAGGTTTTGGTAGGAACGTCAGGAACTTGGTGATGAGTGAGGAGTACTCTAAAGTATTCCCGAATGTAAAATTAAGACAGGATAGCAAGTCGGCGGGACGTTGGGCGGTGAACCAGTACGGAGAATACTTCGCTATTGGTGTGGGAGGTACGATGACCGGTCGAGGTGCGGATATTGTAATTATTGACGACCCCCACTCGGAACAAGAGGCGACGATAGCCTCTCATGATCCTTCGGTTTATGACTCGGCCTATGAGTGGTATACCTCCGGTCCTCGGCAGCGTCTCCAACCTAACGGGGCGATAATCATAATCGCTACTAGGTGGTCGGAAAGAGATCTTATTGGTAGGGTTTTAAAAGACGCAGCCGAGCGAGGGAAGGAAGATGAGTGGCGAGTGATTGAGTTTCCCGCGATATTACCCAGCGGGAATCCCCTATGGCCTGAATTCTGGTCTTTGGATGAACTGTCCGCCTTGAAGGAGGAACTACCCCCTTCTAAGTGGAATGCTCAGTATCAACAAAGTCCTACGGGCGAAGAGGGTGCAATCGTAAAGAGGGAGTGGTGGAAGGTCTGGGAACAGGACGACCCTCCGAGGTGTGAATTTATAATTCAGAGTTGGGACACTGCTTTTACTAAAAATGAAAGAAGTGACTATTCCGCTTGCACAACTTGGGGGGTTTTCCATATGAACGAAAATCCAGAGGATGTACATATCATCCTTTTGGACGCTTTTAAAAAGCGGATGGAGTTTCCAGAATTAAAGGAAAGAGCCTACGAGCATTATATGGACTGGGAGCCTGACGCTTGTATCGTCGAAGCCAAAGCAGAGGGTGCTCCTTTGATATTTGAGTTGAGGCAGATGGGGATTATGGTGAGCGAATACACACCTAGCCGGGGGAATGACAAGTTTGTCCGTTTAAATTCCGTGACGGATTTAATCAGGTCGGGTAAAGTATGGGCACCTGATACTAGGTGGGCGCGGGAACTGATAGAAGAAATGGCTGTATTCCCAAACGGTCAGCATGATGACTTGACTGACAGCGCGACCCAAGCCCTAATTAGATTTAGACAGGGCGGATTCTTAAGATTAGAGTCCGATGAGAAAGAAGAACTGAAGAGTTTCCGCCGGAAACACATTTACTATTGAGGCACTATGGACATTAGCAAATCACTTTATCAAGCCCCTATTGGGATTGAAGACATTATTCCTAACGATGAACCCGCCATCGAGATTGAAATAGAAAATCCCGACGGCGTGACTATTGGGATTGATGGAATGGAAATATCCATGATGCCAGAAGATGTCGAGGAGTTTGACGACAACTTGGCCGAAAACATGGACGGCGGAGAACTTCAGAAAGTTGCCAGCGATATTATTGAAATGGTGGACTCCGACATCAACAGTCGCAAGGACTGGGTGGAGATGTTGGTTAAAGGTCTAGAAGTTCTTGGAATGAAATACGAAGAGCGGACAGAACCTTGGAACGGGGCCTGTGGTGTTTACTCTACCGTATTAACTGAAGCGGCTGTAAGGTTTCAATCAGAGACTATTACCGCGACCTTCCCCGCCTCTGGCCCGGTTAAAACCGAAATCATTGGCGCTATTGATAAGCTAAAAGAACAAGCCGCTCAACGAGTGTCGGAAGACATGAATTATCAGTTGACCGAGATCATGCAGGAGTACCGTCCCGAGCATGAAAGAATGCTCTACTCTTTGGGTCTTTCTGGCTCTGCCTTTAAAAAGGTCTACTACGACATTTCTTTAGGCCGGCAGACGGCTATCTTTATCCCGGCTGAGGATATTATTATTCCTTACGGAGCATCAAGTGCCCAGACTTCTGAGCGTTTGACTCACGTCATGAGGAAAACCAAAAACGAACTGAAGAAATTACAGGTTTCTGGATTCTATTTGGATACGGATCTCGGAGAACCCGTCACGATTCACAGTGATGTGGAGAAAAAGAAGGCAGAAGATCAGGGATATTCCCTAACTGACGACGACCGCTATCAGATTCTTGAGGTTCACATTGACTATGACCTCCCCGGCTACGAGGATGATGACGGAATCGCTCTCCCTTACGTCATTACGATTGACCGTGGTACTCAGGAAGTCCTGTCTATTCGCAGAAATTGGATAGAAGGCGACAAAAACAAGAAAAAACGTCAGCATTTTGTCCAATATACCTACGTTCCCGGCTTTGGAGCCTACGGTTTGGGTCTTATTCACCTGATTGGTGGGTACGCTAGGGCCGGAACATCGTTAATCCGCCAATTGGTGGACGCTGGTACTCTATCTAACCTTCCCGGAGGACTGAAATCCCGTGGATTGAGGACAAAAGGCGACGACACCCCGATTGCTCCGGGTGAATTTAGGGATGTGGACGTGCCAAGTGGGTCCATTCGGGACAACATCATGCCCCTACCCTATAAAGAACCGTCACAAGTTCTGGCAATGCTCCTTGAGAAGATCACGGAAGAAGGTCGGAGGCTTGGTTCTATAGCGGATATGAAGATATCCGACATGTCCGCCAACGCTCCCGTGGGTACTACGCTGGCTCTCTTGGAAAGACAGCTTAAAACCATGTCGGCGGTACAGGCTCGTGTTCATAACTCTATGAAACAAGAGTTTAAGTTACTCAAAGACATCATTCGGGACCACACCGAAGGATCTTATGAGTACGATCCGTCCGAGGGGGAGAGACGAGCTAAGCAAATGGACTACGACATGGTGGACGTTATCCCAGTGTCAGATCCCAACTCCGCCACTATGGCCCAGAGGATCATGCAGTACCAAGCCGTCATCCAGTTGGCTCAAGGCGCTCCCCAGATCTACGACCTACCCCAACTTCATCGTCAGATGATTGACGTATTGGGGATTAAGAACGCGGAGAAGCTCGTTCCCATTGAGGACGACATGACCCCCCGCGATCCAGTAAGCGAGAACATGGCATTCCTGACTGGTAAACCTACCAAGGCGTTTATCTATCAAGACCACGATGCCCATATCGCCGTCCA